GATACGTTGGGCGTCGAGCGAAACTTAGGCGGCGGCGGTAGGGCATCATTCATTTTTGTTGGGGAGCGGGGTAAGGGGAGGCCTATTTATAAGGAGACGGGTGTCACCCGTCACCTGGGCTATAACATTAGTTTGCCCAGGTGACTCTCAGGTTACATGTCGAACTTCAGCTTCTCTGCTCGTTATGTCCTCCTCACTTACCCTCAATCTGGAGAGCTTTCTGAGTGGGCCGTTTTGGACCATATTTCAGGCCTTGGAGCAGAGTGTATCATCGGACGAGAAGATCACGCTGATGGAGGTACTCATCTCCACGTTTTCGTTGATTTCGGCAGAAAAAAACAGTCCCGACGAGGAGATTACTTTGATGTTGGAGGCCATCACCCGAACATTGTCCCATCAAAAGGTCGTCCAGAGGGCGGTTGGGACTATGCGACAAAAGACGGAAACGTTGTTGCAGGCGGGCTGGGGAGGCCGGGCACAAGTGGACTTCCTAAAGCTCCGAATGCATGGCGCGAGATTGTCTGCGCAGAAGGTAGAGAGGAGTTTCTTGACCTTGTTCGGCAACTGGATCCAAAGAGCTTTGTGCTCAAACACCAAGAGATCGTCCGATACGCCGACATCTTTTATGCCGAGGACCGAGAACCCTATGTGGGTCCCGATGGGATCCGGTTTGAGCTGGGAATGGTACCTCAGTTGGATGAGTGGAGAAGAGAGTCTCTTGGAGACAATCCAGTAGAAGGTAAGTGCCCGCCTACGGCGGAGGATCCATTCTTGACTTGGGTATGATCTACGCAATGCTACGGCTAGTCGCGCGCTCGCTCCGCCGCGCGGACGCCTCAATGTTTAATGTGGCTGTGCTGACTAAGCAGGCAGAAGCAGAAGTCTTGTTCTCTATGGTCCTTCACGACTGGGAAAAACAATTTGGGCTCGATCCCTTGGACCACACGTGTACATCATGGGATTGTTGTCAGGAGCTGTCCTCCTACGAGATGCTCCTGGAGCGGCGTATGCAGTGTTCGATGACATGCGAGGTGGACTGCCAATGTTTCCTTCATTCAAGGAATGGTTCGGATCTCAAGCTCTGGTTACAGTGAAGAAAATGTACCGGGATCCGGTGCAGATGAAGTGGGGTAGGCCTTGCATTTGGTTGGCCAATTCTGATCCGAGGGACCAGCTCAAGGCAGACATCACCGATCGGACGCCTAAAGGGCGCGTCGATCTTATTTACGAGGACATTGCGTGGCTGGAAGCAAATTGTGTTTTTGTTGAGCTAAGCGAGCCTATCTTTCGTGCCAATACGCACACGACTCCGCACTGATACGTAATACATCCGTGTCATCCGAACTAAAACCCCCTTGAATGATGTCAATGATGTAAATGTTCCCCATCCCTTTCTTGGCTTGAGTGCAAAGGACACTCTGGTTGCCGGTACCACCACCGGACTCATCGTGATCGTAGTACATGGTGGACTCGAAGGGGTGATAGAATTTGAGCTTTTTAACAAAACCCTGATCGTTGTGACTCGTCAGGGTAATCTTTCGGTCATAGCGCACTTTGTACCGGTCAGTGTCAACCTTGGCGTCAAGGGTATCGGTCCAATCGCTGTTTCGTTGACCCTCAAAGAGTTGAGCGGACACTTCGCCGAGAATTACATCAATGCGGACATCGGAAGGTGCATCTCGGTTACCGTATTGGTTGTACCAGAGGCGTCCAACACCCCCACCACCGGTGTACCAAGGGACGAATGCGCGCGGGGGCCGAGTCGGGAAATCCTCATCGGTAGAGAAATAGGAAAAATCATCTTCTTTGGTCTCCACAATAATGCGTCGCCAAATCCAGGGAACGGCAGAGGAGGACTCCACACGCATCATTTCGCGAAAGCCTTTGTGATACACGTCGCGGGTGGAACGCGTATTCTCGCTTGCGGTGTTATCGTTGATTGGCCGCATGGTCGGCGACCAAACAAAGAGGCCGCCATTAGTGTTGGCTACCCCGCCTGTCTCTCCCCCCTTTACGTAAACCGGACCTGCGCGGAGAGTGCCTTGCAGGCCTAGTTGGGGAGTGCCGCTGGGGACTGTGTTGCTGACCGCCAGCATGAGGTCCCTCTTCTTTGTTGAGGTCGTGTTGAGCACTGCCTTCTTCATGCGCATCTTCAGCCGTGGCTGGCGCCTGGATCTTCTGTAGCGGCGTGGCATCGTATTTTAAGCGACAAATGCAGCAACCGATCGGTGAGTCGTGCTTGGCGCAGTATCGGTCTAATATCGGCGCGAGTAACCTCTCGACCGTGATTGGGTTGGTCGTGAACGAAAAGTCCTGCGGTACGCCGTAGTACGGGTCGCGGAGAAGCGAGGACGCGCGTACGAACTTCGGGTAAATGCTCGGCGATACGTTGGGCGTCGAGCGAAACTTAGGCGGCGGCGGTAGGGCATCATTCATTTTTGTTGGGGAGCGGGGTAAGGGGAGGCCTATTTATAAGGAGACGGGTGTCACCCGTCACCTGGGCT